CTTTTGTCAACTGAATGTTGACCTTTTCCGCCAGTTACCAAAAGTAGAACTTTTATTAACAATAAATTAAATAAAAATGAGTCTAAATAAAGTTACATTAATCGGAAATTTAGGTAAAGATCCCGATATCAGATCAACCCAAGATGGTAAAGAGTTGGCGAGCTTTTCGTTAGCAACAACCGAAAGCTGGAAAGATAAAACTACTGGCGAAAAAAAAGATAAGACTGAATGGCATAGAATTGTGGTTTTTGGCCCACTTGCTGGAATCGTTAAAAATTATGTTAAAAAAGGTTCAAAGCTTTATATTGAAGGTCAATTAAAAACTAGAGAATGGAGTGATAAAGACGGAGCTAAAAAATATACAACTGAAATAGTTTTGCAGGGTTTTAATTGCAATTTACAGATGTTAGATACAAGATCTAAATTAGAAATGCCGAAAGAAGATAGTGACGCTATTGATAATCTGGCTAATGAAATGGATGATGATTCTGAAATACCATTTTAAATTATGGGAAAAAATAACGCCGATTTTTTAGGAATTAAGAATCCTAATTATAAGACTGGCTTTGCAATAAAAGGGAAAAGAAGTGGTTTTTATTATACTTGGATGAATATAAAACAAAAATGTTATAATTTAAATAATCGTAAGTATAAGAATTATGGCGGTAGAGGGATTAGTGTTTGTCAAGAGTGGTTTGATATAAAAAATTTTGCTGACTGGGCTTTAAATAATGGATGGAGGCAGGGATTATCAATTGATAGAATTGATAATGATGGCGATTATTGTCCTGAAAATTGTTCTTGGATTTCTCCGAGTGTCAATTCTAAAAGAAAAAGTACAACCAAAATTACAGATAAGAAAGCTGGATTAATTAGAGAAAGATATAAGAATGGTGAAACAATGAAAAATCTAGCTAAAGAATATGGTGTTGTACATGGACCAATCTGGTTTATTATAAATAATATCACTCATGTTAAAAGTGGACAATGCACCAGAAGATTAAAAGAACTTCGGGTCAAGAAAACTAACTAGATATAATATAAAAAAACAGAAAAATAATGTTTAGAGAAAAACTAAAATATGAAAAAAAAATAAAAATAATTAAAAAGTTAACTTTAGAATATTGCTATTTATTAAAAAATCCATTTTTAGACATTAAAAATGAAGCTGATGAGCTTTATAGAAATTTTGGCAAAGATGTTACATCTGAAAATATTTCTGATTATTATGATTTTGCAATTAAAGATTTAAAATTAACCCAATTACATTAATGATTTTCTTAAAAAAGAAACTAAAAAACTCAAAATATAAAAATACAATCGTTAAAATTGACGGCGTCAAAGTAGCTGATTCTAAAAAAGAGTATAAGAGGGAACTGGAGCTTAAATTTTTAGAAAAAGCAGGATTGATTAAAAACTTACAAAAACAGGTTACATTTGTGCTACAAGATGCTTTCATAGATAGTTATGGGGAAAATGAGGCGGGAATATCTTACAAAGCTGATTTTGTTTATTTGTGTCTTGAAACAAATAGATTAATTTGCGAAGATGTAAAAAGTGCAATGACTGCTAAATTACCTGCTTATATTTTAAAGAGAAAGATGTTTAAATTAAAATACCCGCAATATTTCTTTTTTGAGAATTATAAAAAGCAGGAAAAGAAAACTAAACTCTAGGGCTTGGCTTAGGTTTTCTAATTGGTAAAATAACTAATTTTCTTTTTCCAGTTTTATCAGGCAAGTAATAAGCAAACTGGTTTCTATTGCTAATTTCTTTAATACTTACATGAATCCAAGAACCTTCCATTAAGCATTGATCTACTTCTAAATTCAGCTCTTGCAATAATAAAATAATAAATTTGTTATCAAGTAAATCAGGGCAATAAAAATCAATAGCTTGCCCTTTCGTGTGCTGGCTAGTATCTTTGCCATTTACTTTTCTATTCAGCTCCAAGCAACGATAACCGCTGTTAATTTTTACTGGAGTTTTTAGTAAATTTCTAATTTCTTGAGCTTTATTAGCAGTCCTTTCTAAATTTTTAAGAATTGCTGGATCGTAAATATTATTATCAATATTGTATTTTTTAGCTGTTTGGGAGGCGATAAAATCTATTGGCTCAAAGTTTTTCCTTTTTAAAATAGAAATATCTAACTTATTCATCCAAATATTTAAGTAATTCTAAAATTATTTCTTGATAAACGCTATCGTAGCCCATTTTTTTAATTATAAAGTTCTAAAAAATCATTATAACATTTTTCTCTTGCTTTTGACTCAAGACAGTCGCAAGTAAAAGTTGTTTCATTGATCTTAATATAATTAAATAGGCTTAGCGATATTTTATTAATGTCATTAACAATATCTTGATTTTCTGGCAGGCGTGAGTGCTTTTCGCAATAATCAGTTTTGATTACTATTTCCTTTTTTATAAATAAGCTGCAACCATTTAGTGCGGTCGCTAGGGCTAGTGCTGTTGCTAGTTTTGTGGATAAGTTTTTGCTGATAAATTTTAGTTGTAATAATTTCATCTTTTACTTTTTTTTCTATTTTTTCTTGTTTAATAATTTCAATATTTCTGCCTTTTTCTTTTAACTCATAAGCAGCCCAAGTAAAGCCAGCAAGAAATAACCCGATAATTATAACTGTTGTAATACCTTCTAATTTCATATTTAAAACATAAAGTTAATATTAGCAGAAATACCCCTAGTAATTCCTAAGCCACTACTAGAATAGAAACTAAGTGAAGGAACTAAATTAACCGATTTAAATGTTTTTAATTGATAGCTAAAACTAAGAGCTGGAACGATTGCCGATATTTTGCTGTCTTCGTCAAAGTATTTATTGTAAGCTCTACTTTCTACATTGACATTAGCCAAAATTAGCGAAGCGGTGACTTTCTTAATTTTATAACCAAGTGAAATAAAATCAACAAAAGATTGATGTTCGTAGCTAAAATCTTGACCAGATTGTTTCGCTTGTCGTTTAGATTTGTAATTGATTAATCTGTTTGAACTGATTGAAGTAACCAACCCATTTTTATAAAAATGAGTTAAATTAAAACTTGGGGTTTTAAAATTATCTTCAAAATTTGCACGATCTGTGAATTTAAAGTTTTTGTAGTCTTCAAAAGCTTGATTAAAACTAATTCCAAACTTAGTGACTCCAGCGTTTGCAGTTGAGGTTAGAAAAAATAGAATTAAAATCGTTTTTTTAATCATTTTGAATGGTAGTTGATTTGTCTGGGGAGACAATTTTTATACATACTTTTTATATGTTTAAATAAGAAAAATTTTACAATTTTCAACTACCACCATTTGAACTAAAACCTTTGAGGAATAGCTATGTCTTATAATAACAATAGTAAAATTAATTTACAATAAATAAAAGCCGCAGATCCATAGTTATTGCTAACTTTATCACTGCGGCACACCTTAAAAGAAAGGCGTGGGTTATTGCCAAGTTTTTAGAATTATTTTAATCATTTTTTCTTTCTTCTTCTTTTAATATTTTTGTATCAAATATTTTACCTCGAATTGCTAGCAGAATTGTAGGAATTAATTCAGCAGAAACAAAGCCACCCAAAATTGCAGAAAAGATATAAAAACATTTCCAAACATCTACTGCCATTTCAGGCTTGCCATTTTCTATTAATTTCCCACAGATCCAGATTGTACCAACTAAAACAAAAGGAATTGTTGATAAATATCCTAATCTTTTTGAACTCATTTCACCAGTGATTCCTTGAAAAAATTCTAAAATTTTCATATATTTTTAATTACAATTAGTATTATTTTCTTTATCAATCTCGTCTGTAATTTGATTAAAAATATTAGGGTGTGATAATTCCAAAATATTTAATAATTTCTCTAATAATGCTACTTGTTGTTTTGAATGCTGCTCTTCATGTCGTTTGATAGATTGTAAACTATCTTCAATTTTTTTAATTCTTATATTTAATGGAATCCAGATTATAATTGTTAATATTGTAATTATAGATATAGTTAATAAAATTTGATAAATCATAGTTCTGTTAAGAAGTATTTGATATTATTTAAGATAATATTAGGATCAGAGCATTCTGGCTTTTCATTGGCTGTCCCAGAAAGATATGTTATTACATATAATACATGATTGTTGCTTATGATAGAAGTAACCCACAAATAATATAAGCTTTGTTGACTAGCCCAATTTGTATTTTTTACTATATATTTGATAGAGGAATATTTATCTAAAGAAGACAGGTCTTGAGTATTATTACGATCTCTTAGATAAAATCTAGCGGAATTAAATTGATTTCCTAATCTTAATAAAAATTGATAGGAATTAAAATCAATTTCTTGAATTTTAGAATAAAATATCGGCTGAATATTTTTTAAATCAACTAGACAATCGTTATCAATTTCTTTTAAATCGCAAGCTCTAACAACAAAGAAACTACCCAAATACGCATCTTTTGATTTATCATAATCAAGTCTTACAGAACTAATAGAAATTGCAGTTTTATCCCCACATTTTTTTAAAATTTTATCAACAAAAGTCGTAACTTTATCGTAGTTAGTGTTAGAATCAAAAGGCACATTGTGATTATTTTTACTTATAATTTTTAAAGAAAAATAAGATGTTGATATTATTGAGATGGCAAGCAATACTGCCCACCATTTGTGCTTTGAAAGAAACTGAAAAATATCTTTTATCTGGCTAAATCCTTTTAAAATGCTTAAAATTAGATTTAAAAAAGTCATTTCCAAACCTCGTAAACTGGATTAACAAGTTTAAGTTGAAGCATTTTATTTAAAACTTCTTGTGGCGAATAGCGTTTTGAATCAAAATCTTTTGGCAAGTAGTTGTTATCTTTTAAAAAGATTGTTATAATTTCATTACAAAAAACCGCATCTTTTTTTGGTTTAAAAAACCATGAAAACCAACTCGCTTCTGATGTCATGGCTCCAATCGCATCATATTTTTTAAAATACATTGATTTAATTAAAGTTTTTAATTTCCTTTCATCAAATTCTTTAATAAATTTATACGCATGAATTTTTGATTTAGATTCTTCAAGACATTTTTTTAAATCAATTTCTTGAAAACCATGACCTTTCATTTCACAAACTTTATTTTCAAAATATACCCCCGCATGATTATATTTTGACCAGCTAAAAAGCATAATTATCCACTTCAAAATAAGAAATATATTTTTTTTAGGAATTGGCTTAAAAAGAAGGATATACATTAAAATATATTATATTTATTTTGTAGATACTGATTTACAGCGGCAATATCAGCAGAAAGTAGAGTTGTTTTAAAAACAATAACTTCAGCGATTAGCCCCTTAAATTGACCAGAAAAACTTTCTCCTGCCCCGACTGATAGCGTACCAGAATCAGTTAATGTTACTGTGCCATTCATCGTTCCGCTTAAAACTAGATTGTTGTTTTCATAAATAGAGCCTAAGTTATTGCTTCTTTTTAAAAAACAAAGCACTTTTGGATTAACATTTATATTCGTAACATCAGCCAATAAACTGTCTGTAGCATTAGAAAAATTACCGTAAAGCCATCTTGCTCTTTGTGCGCCCGCAACCGCATCTGGTGAACCAATTAATATATCATTGCTTGGCGTAAGACCAGAAGTTGAATCCCAGTTAAATGCCCAGTTTTGGCTTCCTGTAGCTAATATTTTTTGGACGATAAATATTGTCATTGCATTCAAAGTGCTAATATCACTAGCTAAGACTCCTGTGCGTTGCATATTTGTTTTTACAGTAGTTCCAAAATCAAGTGCGGGCAAGCCATTAATATTTGATATTGTTGTATTTCCAGAGCCTGCTGTTAAGTTATAACCAAGAGTCCCCATGTCGTTTACTTGTGTAACATTAGAACCAGACATTATAACATTTTCACCATTAATCCAAAATGCTGGTGATCTGCTAGAAATAGGATTTGATTCTGAAATAAAATTTTTATCAAAACTAGTCACTAGCAAAACTCCATTGCTTGCTGTAAATTTTAGCACATCTGTGGCGTTTGGAGTTGTTGATAAAACAGGAATTCCTCCGCTGGGAAATTTAAAAGATAAATTTGAAAATAATATTACTCTTGATCCAACCGCATCTTGTTTAACAGTTAGCGTATAATCAGCACCATTTTTAATATTGACTGGCAATAAATAAGAGTTGCTAGTTAAGATAATACTTGCATTTTGATTGTTATCAAGATCCCAATTAATTGGCACTCCACTTGCTAAAGTGGTTTCTAAAAAACTGTGTTGTTTTGTAAATTGTTGAGCTACATTTAATTTCGCTAAAAATGCGTTTGCAGGTTCTTTCGCGTTTAATGCTGTTTGTGTTGCGGTTGAAATTGGTTTGTTTGCATCAGAAGTATTATCTACATTCGCTAAACCAACCATATTCTTGCTTATTCCTGAAACAGTCCCTGTAAATGTTGGTGAAGCAAGATTTGCTTTAAGATTTAGAGCTGTTTGTGTTGCAGTTGAAACTGGTTTACTTGCATCGCTTGTGTTATTTACATTTCCTAGTCCTACATCTGCTTTTGAAAGACTATCCAACGCTGCCAAAGCTCCAACTTGAACTCTTCTATTTTCACCACCTCTTGAAACTGGTACTTGATCAGTAACTTGTACTTTACCTCCATCGGTAAGTTGACTAATTTTTGAATCTGCCATTTTTTATTAAAATTTAAATTAAATTAAAAATTCAAGTAAGATTTTTCCGCCATCTTCTAAAAGAAGATGCCCGCCGTCTTCTAGAAGTAAATATTCGCCAACATCTACTTGTTCAGATTCAGCAAGTAAATCAATATTTAAATTTGTTAATAAGTCTATTAATAAGTTTTTAAGCATTAAAAAGTTATGTCAATATTATTAAGAGCTTTCATCGCTTGCTCGTAAGTTATTTCTGGAGTAATTTCAATTGAATTAATTTCATCAGTGCGAGTTTTTCTCAAATCTCTTGAACTCATTTCTTTACTTTCAATTAGCGAAGCAATATTTATAAAATCTTGTCTAGTTAATAAAATATTATCGCCGTCTGGGTAGTTTGGATATAATGCACTTGCATCATCAATTAAACTAGCTATATAATATGTAATCGCAATTTGTGCATTGCTAGTTGTTGCGTAATAATTACCATCATATAAAATTGGCTCTAAGCAATAGTCTGATCTGTTTTTGTTGAGTTGAGCTATTTTATTTAATTTAGCTTGAGCTAATAATTCGCTGTCTGGTTTTATAAACTCTTGATAAACTCCATTTTTGACGCACATAGTTTTATCAAGAATTTGCTCATTATCTTCAATTTCAACATATGGCGTTGGTATTGAATTATATTTTACTGAGTCTGGATAATATCCTAAAACTAAAGTTGTGGTTTGATCGTAATTTATTTTTATCATAAATTTTATTTATTAATAACCTATTGCTAACCAATTAAATACTAAATTATCTGAATCTATAATGGATTGAAAATTTGCTGCATTAATAGATCCATTAATTACGCTACTATAAGTAATAGTCCCTTGCGATCCATTTAACAGTAAATTTGTATAAACTTGAAGAGCTGAATTTGGAAATGTGATTGTATATGGGATTGTATTTGAACCAGCTGAAGTTCCCCACTGAACTATAATTTCAACAAAAGCCCCCCCGACTTTAACTGGAATTCTTATATATCCATTGCTTAATCTGGAGCTGTTATTGAATAAACCAGCAAGCGTGCTAGGAGCAACAAATTTATCAGCAACAACTCCAGCGCTTACTGCACCTTGTGAAGCTGGAGCTACATTTAAACTTTCTAAGATCGCAACACTTCCATTATATCTTAATCTAGTATCTGCAGTTGTTAAAATTTCGCCTCCTATCAAATTATTTACACCATCTGATTGTCTAATATTTAATATACCTAAACCAGCCACATTAATAGTTGAAGATCCGTTATTAACATTTCCAGCTCTAAATCTGATTTCCATTCCATTTCTGTAAGCATCTGGAGCTTTGAATGGTGTTACTGGAGTTAATACATAAGAGTTTGTAGTACCTGAATCGGTATAAAAATTTGAAACTGAGGCAGCATTAGCAACTCCTTTTGCTATTTGAAATAAATCTGCATCTGTAGGAGTTTGACCTGTGTTTGTGATAAAGTTCTTAACTTCGGTTGTAACCATATTAAGCCAAATATCATCTACTGTTGGTGGATTATTATTTAGAAATGTACTATTTTTACCTGACATTTTTTAAAAAAGTTGTTAATTAACAACTTTAATAATTAAAGTATTTTTTTCTATTGCAAGTGAAAAAAGAATCAATTATTCATGTAAATAAACCGCGTCATTGCTGGTTTTAACTCATCAAAAAGACACTGAATTATTGTATTTAATTTAATCGGGATAAATGGCACATCATAAGGGGGATAAAATTCAGTTACGATATTATCGCCTTTTACGATTGCAACAAATCTAAAACCTTCACCAATTGGTATAAATGGTACTGGATAAGGTGGATATTTTAAATCAGAAAGTGGCGTTATAGTTATATTAAAACCTAATAAATTCCCAAGATTTATAAAATCTTGAGCAGTTAGCACTCCAAGACTTCTTAATTTAAGTAAAATATTAGCTTTTCTTTCTTCAATTGTTTTAGCTAGTGGAACGCAATGATCTGGTATTCTAACAGCACTTTCCCAAAGTTTTATAAAATCTTCATCATTAGTGGTCAAAATATTTGTATTATCCCAAACTATTTGGAATAATTCATCTATTCTTTGAATTTCTACACCAAAACCTAAAAGTAAATTTCTAAGATTGTCACCTTCTATATTTTTACCTGAGAATAATTTGTCGTTTGGTAAATATTGAGCTAATGCCGTTGCTTGCTCTTCTACTGTATGAGCTTTAAAGTTATTCATATTACGGATAAGTTATAGTTCCTTTTGTTCCTATTTCATCAACTGCCATTACAGTATCGACAGAAGGCGATGATAGGGTATAAATAGGGCTTGCACCGCTTCCATCTATAACATCATTGATTAAGCCTTGCAAACTATTTAATTTAACCGTAACACCGACTTGATTAGCACTCCTGAAATAACCATCTATTGCACTATTAATGGCTGTTTGCATAGTTGAATTATTTGGACTCAATGAGCTAAATAAGAAGTTAATTGGCTTGGCAGTTGGCGCTTGAACTATTAAATCAGAAGCTGCCATATGGGCTGGTAAAATATTTAAAATTTGATTTTTAATATCGTTTATTTCTTCTGCAGTTGGTATAATAGAATCATCTTTATCGCGTAATGGATAAACCCTAACTTGTCCTAATTCAACAAAAGAGTATGAAAATGAAATAGTTCCTGTTGCTGGCGAAACTGGTGATCCATTGATGACAAAAGCAAAATTATTTAAATCAATTACAATTACTCTTTTTTGGGTAACATTATATTCTGGCTGTACTGCTCCAGTAATTGTAATAAATGATCCATCTGCTAAACCATGAGTTAAACTATTTACAGTAGCAATCTGACCAACTCTTGTAATTGAAACTATAGGTTTTGAAGATGAGACATTATCTGGTGAAAATACAAAGACTCTTGTAACACCACTTACTTTTTTAGCTTCTAAAGCTATAGCATTTTTATTAAAAAATGAAAAAGGATTTTGTATTCTATCTAAAATTCTTGCTAAATAATCAGTATTGTTTTCAACATCTGTGCCACCTCCAATTTGAGTAAATTGTACAAAGACAGTATTATTAGATCCAGAAATTGGTGTTGTTAGATTTAATGAACCTCCATTTCCAACTTGAGTAATAGCCCCACTTGTTACAGATTTAACTTCTACGCTTGCAGTAGTCCATTGAGCATTACCACCACTTCCTGCGCCAATAGTTCCAGCTAGAGTATATTGAATTTGTGTTGGTGAAGTAACTAAAATTAATTGATTTGTAGTATTAAAATCTACAGGAGTAACGCCAGTGATATTATCAATAATTATTCCACTTGCTAAATTATGAGCAGAACTAAAATTAACAGTAACTATTGAACCACTTCTTGAAATTGAAGATATTACTAAATTATTTGTTGAAATAGTTGCGTCAGTTTGGGTAGTATATTGAATACCTGATGAATTTTGCAATAAAGTTCCATTAGCAATAATAGTTGTTGCTAGACCGCTAAATGTAACTAAGCCCTTACTTTGTGTTGCTGGGTTTCTTGAAAGTCCATAAATACCACCCCATCTTTGGATAAAATCATCTTCTGAAGTATCTGGGAAAAATTGCTTAATCATGATATTGATTTTTTGGTAAATATCATAATCACGACCAGCAATACCAAAAATTAAAGATTGCAAATAGCTATTTTGCAAAAAAGGATCGCTATCTGGTAAGCGTGATTTAACATCGCTTGCTATTCTATCTGATATTTCTTTTCTTGAAGTAGGTATATTTACAACTGCCATTATTTTCCTGTATTTTTCCAAAGGTCATATGATTGAGCCTCTTGAGTATTATTATTTCTATAAAGATCAATATTTGATTTTATACTATTGCCCTCAACATCGCAGGTAACTTTAACATCACTTGCAATATTTTTTTGTAAAAACCAATTCATGCCGTCTAGAAGAGAATCTCTTGCTTTTGATGCCTCTTGCTCATTTACTCTTGATTGGTATTGAGTCCAAATAAGTGATCCTTGTTCGTAGCCATTAACTGGTTGTAATTCGTTTCCCCACCAGCCGCCTCTTTGTAAAGGATCTTCAATTGAATTATCTCTTTTTTCGCAAAAAATAGACATAGCAATTGCCGTATCTAAGCCATTAGTTAAAGTAAAATCACCATTAGTGAAGCTAATTTTAAATTCACCGTTTATTTGTTTTAATTTTAAATCCATTATACAACTATTCCAGTGTTAGCACTACCAGCAGTTACACCTGAGTGGGAGTGTGTTAAAAAGTCTTTTCCAGTAACTATTAAATTGCCTGTTATTGTCACATTGCCATTTAATTTAATTTGTGGAGAAGTAATATCTGCACTTGTATCCGCATTTGCTTCAATAACACTAGCATTAATAGTGGCATTATTAGTGATATTTGCAACTAAATTATTACAAGTAACATTTATATCTTTTAACGAGATAATATCTAAATTACCGTCTTTTTTTAAATAAATTTTAATTCCTTGATCGCTGAAAATACAAGCTTCACCTCTTTCAATCTTAGGATTAAGAGAGGGATTCATTGCAAAAGCGTATTTTGCGCTAGAATCACCATTGATTAAAAATTGCAAACCAATAGCATTTTGAATAGGTGGACTGCTTATAAAGCCATAAGCGTTATAAATTATAGTGTCATCAACCTCACCTTGATTAATTACTTGAGCGCGTAATAAACCATTGGAATTATCTATTGTGTTAATTTTAACTATTTTTATTAAACTTCTTATCCAATTTATCATTAGTCCTTACCAAATTCTGTGTATAATTTAGATCCAGTTTTTTCTTTTGGCTTTTTTAATAGAGGTTCGTTTAAAGTTAAAGTATAGGCTAATTTATTTATTAATTCAAGTTTAGTAATGCTTCCTTTATCCTTAGTTTTAGAGTAATTAATTGATTTTATTAACATCTCATCGTTGATACCAGCAAAACTATCTTTTACATAAACTAATTGATTAATGTTCCAAAGCGGATTTTCACTTATTTTATCTTTTAAATTTTGTCTAAAGCCAAATATTTCAACGCAATATTTAATTGAATCAGCTTTTCTAATATTAGCCTCCCATTCAGCTTTTTTTTGACAATCGCCAGAAGTCATTTGAACTTGTGCAATCATTAATAAAGTGCGAGTTTTTCTAATTGAGTGATCATAAGCAACGCCAACTTGGTATCCGTCATTTTCTGATTCTGGTGATTCAGTATTATTTGATTTAACAATATAGTTATGGAATCTATTTGTAACATTAATTGAAAAATCAGTGTTCTTAATGTTATTGTTCTCTTCGTTTTTAATATTTTTTAAAATAGTAACTGCTTTTTCTGATCCAATTTTATTAATTACTATATTACCATCGCCATTACAAGTAATAACTAATTGCCTTTTTTCAGCATATTTCTGTATTAAATTCCAACCAGATTCGCCATTTCTTAAATCAATCCTTTCTTTAAAAATTTCAATATCACCGTAATTATTAATTATTGAAATTTCATTATCATTATTTTTTCCTAAATAAGGTTTCTTTGAAGACACTACTTGATAACCTACTAATTTACAAACTTTTGAAATTAAATCTACCATTGTAATAGGAGCTTTAATTGCTATTGCTTGAATTTGTGAATCAATCAAATCTGAGATTTTATCTCGCCCTTCAATATTTATAATATGATTTTCCCTTGATCCTTCTGGACTCATAATATCAATAAAGCCAGTGATAAAATTTTCGCCATCAATAGCAACTTGTACAGCGTCTCCTTCTTTGAAAGGAAAAGTTTCTAAATCTGAAACGCTTGCTTCAAACTTAAAGCTACCAGAAGCATTTTCCAAATCTTTTGAGATATTAAACGATAAAAAATTACTATAAGTTTTGTCTTCTTTATTTAGCGTTATTATATTCATTTTGATAACACCCTAATTTCGCCTTGAATAAAAGCAGGATCTTCAATTTTATTTAAACTTAAAATCTCCTGATCTCTTGTTGTATTTCCATAAAGCTTGTAAGCTAAAACAGTAACTGGAATTGAATTAACTCTAATGGTTACGATTTTTGCTAAATTTAATCTAATATTTTCAAGAATTAATCTAGTTTGATTTCTAATTGAAACTAAATCATCTAAAACTAAATCATCTTGAATATTATCAAATATTGAATTGTAGGCATCATTTAACTGTTTTAAGATACTATCTAACTGATCTTGATTTGAATAATCAATATTTGTTGAAGCTTGAAAAGCAGTTGAAATACAAGCTACATCGCTAAAGCTATAAAGAGTTTTATTATTATTATTAATACTTGAAATTCTTGAAGAAGATCCACCCAGCGGTGATCTTAAACCTCCAATACCAATCAAATTAATATTAATCCTAAATAAATCTTCAAAATTGTCAGTTATTAAACTAACATTATTAAAAATAATATCTAATCTTGTTGAAAGATTTGATGGCGTTTGAATTAAGCTAGAAATAGAATTTTGGAAATCTTGAATATCATTAATGAAATCAGCGACTTCATCTACTCCGCCATTAATTGTTGAAACAACTGATTTTATTGTTGTGGTTAAATTTTCAAGAGTATCTTTTGCATAATTAAAACCTTCAATTCCTGTTCTAGCAATACTGAAAGCATTATCAAAAAAAGCTTTTTGATTAACTGTTAATTGATCTTTTAATCTATTTAAAAGTGTTTTATTACCAGTTGAAGCGGTAGGAAAAATATTCAGATCTGCTTTCTTGAGTATTATCGTGTAAGTAGCAACGTTAAGATCAGTTATAGATTCTGATATAGTAGAAAGATCAGCAACAACATTTACAGCACCGTAAAAAGGATCAACATATTTTAATATTCCCTCTTTATTTAAGACTGCTTCAAATATTTGTTTTTTTCTTTGATAATCTTGTGCCGAAGTATCTGATATTTCTGCATCAATTTGAAAAATAGGTGGAAAGCCGCCTAAATCTTCAACAAAGCGAGAATTAGAATTTACAAATTCATGAGTTACGGTAGTTCGCCCAAATTGCTTATCTCTTTTTTTAAAAAGGAAAGGTACTCCATCAAGTGAAGCTTGTTGAAGTCTAGTAAATATCCCCATTAATAACTACTCCCATAACTTACATTAGATCCTAGATTTAGATAACTACTGCTTAAATTATTTAATGTAATGTCTGCATTTTTTGGAACATTCTTAAAATCTACTAAAACAGTTGCTTTGATTTCTTGCGGTTTATTATTTCTATTAAGTAAATTTTCTATTGAATAAGCTTGCTGCCTACGCTTTGTATTTAAATAGCCTGTTTTATCTTCATCTCCATTATACCGTGAAGCAGAATTTCTAAGATTTTTATACATACTTTGTTTGTATGTTTGATCTAAAACAATATCCTTTGCCGTCTTATTAACATTATTTTTTGTGTATATTTTTTTATTTTCAATTGCCTGAGGGCTATAATCTTCTTCACCTAAAGTTCCAGCCCCTTCTGGAAAAAGCTTAAAAGGAAGTTTGGCAAGCTGACCAATTTTCTTTAAACTATAAATCATAATTTTCAATCCTGCATTCATTTCATCAAATTTATCTTTATCTTTAAACGCTTTAAGAAAATTATTAAGCCCGTCTGCTGCTTTACCCGTACCTTCAGTAAAAGTTTTCATAGTTGGGGCAAGTATATCTCCTATTGTATGCTTAAGTTCTAATATTGAATTTGATGTTCTATTTGCACTTCCTTGAAGATTATGCGAAGCTTTTTCAATATCTTTTGAATATTTTGTTGTTATTAAATCAGCAACTTTTGCCATTAAATCTGCACTAAGTTGACCTTTCTCCATAAGTTTTAAAAATTTAGGAATAGATACGCCTGCAGCTTCGGCAAATATTTGAACTGCCATCGGCATTCTATCGCCTAATTGACCTTTTAATTCTTCTGCTGTTATTGATGTTTTAGACTGCATCTGTCCTAAAGCTCTAATTGTACCTTCAAACTCATCCCCACTTAATCCAAGTAAGCTTGATAAACCAGCAAATGCTCTAAAAGTTTTTCTAGTATCTCCAATTCCCATATTTGAGGAGGCAAGAAATTTTGAATAACTTCTAGTTGATGATTCAAAGCTAACTCCTAATTCATTAGTTGTATTTTTTAACCATTCTAACTCTTTTGCCGCTAAAGATGATTTAGAACCCGCTAATCCAAATTTAGGAATAATAGCTTCAAAAGACGCGTTTACTCCTTGAAACATTGTTTGCACTCTAAACAACTCTTTTGAAAATTGCCATCCTTTATAACCCGCTGCAATTACTGCAACTTTTCCGAGGCTAAGACCAAATAAAGAGGCTGATTCGCTTGCTTTCTTCATCCCTTGACCAGCATTATTTAGCTCTGGAACTGTTTTTCTAAAAATAGTATTTTGATTAAGCATTAATCTATTACTAGTTCTAACTTGTCTATTTAATTTATCTAAAGATCTTATGATTCCATTGGTTGGGGCGGTAAATTCATCAATAGCTTTTATGATATACGCAAAGTCGTTAGCCATTTTGTGATTTTATTGATTTTAATGCTTCATTTCTCCATTCGTGAAATTCTGGAATTGACATATTCATGATATTATCGTATGTAAAAGCACCTTTATGATAAGCTAAAAAATCATAAACTATTATGATAAAGTCTTTTCTATTTATGAATAAGTAAAAAAAACGCTTGTATAAAAAGTCATAAGATCCGTAAGAACTCTAATGTCTACATCATTAAATTCTGTGTGGCTAATTCCTATGTTAAATTCACCGTTTATTTGATTTTTAGTAAACATGATGTCGCCACAACCAATTAATTGTAGCATTCCAGTTAAACCTTTATCTTGTGCTTTTTGCATAAGATCAATATGTTTTCCTTTTGGTGCTTTTAAGATAACATCTGTTGTCTGTTTGAATACGCCATTCTCGCTATATTTAACAGGCTCAAGTAGAGTATATTCTATATCCTTGACTAAATTGCTTTTTGCTTCTACTAAAGCTTTTAAAGCTAAATGAAGCTCAATCTCTAACTCTGGAATAGATTTTTCTTTTATCATAACTAAGATATTTGTACTGGATTACCTTCAAATTCTAAAGAAATTACGCCGTCTGGACTATCGTTAATATCTGGATCATTAAGCATACACATTCCAGTAAATCTTAATGTTTTACCATTTTCAGATATAATAGTCAAAGTGTTACCGTATAAACTAGCTCTAAGATTTGTTACATATACTCTTGCATCAGTATTATTTTTAGTGTCAATCGGGAATATATCAAATTTTAACATTGATCTTAAAGTTTCTCTATCTTCTGAAATAACTCTAGTCGTAGTGTTACCGTTTACGGCAGTTCTAATTTTAATATCACCTAAACCTAGTTTATAACTCAAAGAACCTTGTACATAGCCAAAAGGCAATGGAGAACCATTAACACCTATTGATTTTACATTAATTCTTTCTATTCCGTTTGCCATTTTTTATAAAATTGGGGTTATTTCAAAGTCAAAGTTTCTTAATTGACCCATTCTCCTAAGAGCCATTGATCCAGAAGCTGTACCTGTTGAAGTATCAATATTTACAACTAAGTTTTGTAAAAATTCTTCTTGCAAATTTGCACCACCTTGTAAAACACTGAAATCTGCTCCAGTTAAATCTAGCCATAATTCTAAGAAATATGATCTTATAGACTGCTCATTAGCAATAATAATATTAGGATTATTAGGTATCTCGCCAGAAGTTAAAGCGGACTGAGCATATTTAGTTTTAACATTTGTAAAAATATATTCTCTAGCGGTTGTTAAAGTGTCATTATCTTCTAAGTAGTGATAAGTTAGCCCTATTGCTGTTGGAGTAGGTTTTTTGTAAGAAGATAGTAAAGCTGCGTTAGTCACAACAACAGAATTATCATTTTCCATTCCAAAAGTAGAGCCACCTAAATCTGCAATTCCCAAAACTTCAACTTGGTTAAATCCTTTTCCAACTGGAATTGATGTAACATTATTAAGTTTCATATTAAAATATGGAATAGAAGCCATAAATACCCCGCCTCTTATATTTCCAGCAGTCATGAAGCTACTTAAAATAGCATCATCAGTAAATCTTAAAGCTCTTAAAGCTGCTACTTTGGCACTTATAACAAAATCTAATTCAACTAAAGCGCCACCCTTCCAAGAAGTATCATTAACTAATTTATTGAACCAAATATTGATAACTTGGCTTGCTAAACTTCCTAAAGTTGTTTGAATATTAGCATAACTATCAGTTTTGCTAACAAAGCCAATTCCATCTCTAATAGCATTAAAAGTATTAAATTTATTTTCTAAATGGCTTTTAATAGTATTTAGGAAAGCACATGGGGTAATTATATCATAACGAGACTCGTCAATTTTGTCTAAAATACCAGTCAAGATTGGATCAGTTGCACCGCCATTAAATGCAGTTACAGAATGAGACAAGCCTGAAACTGTTCCTTGTAGTTTAATTGTGTACCTATTAGCTTCGCTACCTTTATTTTTAGCAGTAAAAGTTACAACACCAAGTAAATTAGTGGCTGTTACTGGAGATTTAAGATCTGCGGTGATTGCAGAAACGACACTTGCGGCAATAGTAGTAACTGTTGAAGCTGTTGTGACAGAAATATCATATTTGTTATTTATGTAAGAGCCTATTGATATTTGAAAAGTGCCATTTTCTACTGGAACTCCTACAAAAGTTGCCGTGCTTGTAGCGGCAACACCAGCAATATTATCACTAATAGCAATTACATCTAATCTTGAAAGTTGATTTTCTTCTTTAAAAGCATCAACCATTATTTGAGCATGAGAACCTGCTCCAAAAAGTTTTGAGGCTGTGCCAAATTCATTATCTATTGAAGTAATCAAATCTCCACTAACAAAAGTTCCACTAGGTAAACCTTGCGCTAAAATTAAAGGTTTTCTTGAAGATGAAAATATTTTAATATTAGCATTATTTAAATTAAAATTTGTTGTTGGGAATATTCCTGCCATAATTATTTCTTTTTAGATTCTTTAATATTAATAATATTGCCACCTATTTCATTGTCGCTTATAATTCCTCGCCAGAATTTATCCAAAGGTACACCTTGCTCATCTTCAATTTCAATAATTGAATCTTTCTTAATATATTCTCTAGTTTTAGGATTATAAAAATCTCTAGTAAATTGAATTTTCATATTAAATAGCTTTTTTTTAAACATTATGAGTTTCTTTTAAAAGAAATTCATTGCAAGTGAAAAAAAAATCAAAATTATAATTTAATCTTTTTATAAAATATAAAAAAAGTTGTTGCTTTTATAAAAAAAAAGTTAATAAATATTGCAACGATTTACAAAATATTAACAACTAACAAAAATTTATGAAAAAATTAATAATTATACTTACAATATTTACTTTTTTTAATAGCAACGCTAACGCTAAAGAAGAAATCAATGCTGGAAAATGGAAGGAGAAAACTGGATCTCAAAAAGAGATAATCAAAGAACTTCAAAGAAGAATACTAATTTTAGATAAAAGAGATGTAGCGGTAGCTCGTGCAATAGGTGATGCTCGCGCTCGCTTATATCATTTTGAATGTGGTTATGAACAAAGGTGCTAATAATTTTGATCTATCAAACCACCCATTAAGGCAATTGTATTATTATCAAAATCTTTTAACTCAAAATCAAACACTCTAAACGCGCTTAAATCTGATGGTTCTATTGCATCGCAATTAGTATAATAATTTGTAGCCTCAAAAGTAAAGCGGTGGACATAGTAGCTTTGATTAAATATTTCTGAACCATTGTTTATAAGCAAAAGCGATGAATACAAATTATCAGTAAACACACTTGGAGCTTTAAAGCCTAATAATGCTTTACATAATGGCTGTTTATAAGACACTGCTTTATCTCTTGTGTCAGAATGTAACAATTCGTTTTGTGACCTTAAAAAAAGGTATACATTAATCATTTGAATATTTTGCTCTCGTAAAGCATAACCATTTGCAGCATAGCTAATAGCATCAGTTTTTGATTTATTATTGCGGCTAGTTACTTCATCTTCTGCTATTACATAAATCCAATTATTTTGATTACTAATAAATTCTGTTTCAAAATGAGCAATCGCCATATCAAGATTTATAGCTCCGCTTACAGTTGGATTATTTCTAACACTGATAGTACCCTGTGCTGGAGATAGTGGGCTAGAATCTATTAAATAAGTAAAGCTAGTAGGGGTTGGTACTGTTAGAATAGTTTTATATCCATTATAGCCATCTTGGTAATTTGAAAGTTGATAGATTACGCCAGTTGCTGGGCTTAAAGCGCTATTATCAACACTGAAATTAATTATGTAACTATTTTCAAGCTGTTGAACTTGCATCATTTTTCCAAAAGCATTAACTGCATTTTCTGATGTGCCATAAACCGTATAAGTAAATGTTTTCGGTGTTGGGATTGAGTTAATTAGAGTATCTTTATTATATGCGCTTTGTTTAACATTAAAGATCCTGACATTAAATTTTGAATTTACTAAATAGCCATGATCTTTAACAGTTGTTACTGTTGCTATATTTCCCAAAATAGAAATTGATTCAATTTCTAGAATTGGAGGAGTAATTATTGTTTTGATTCCATTATACTGAACTTGATTAGCTCCAGATATTTCAGTTGTTGTTAAACCTTTATAAAGATTATGCTCTGTATTTGTTATAGCTATTGCAACGCCATTTTTTTGAGTTAAACTATCTATTAAAATAGGAGTTTTTGCACCATTAATTAAGGCTAATTTATTGATTGCTAAATTATGAGGACTAGAGGTTATTGCTGTTACTGTTGAACCGCTTCTAGTTAATGAACTAATAACATTATTGCTAGTAAAATCATTAGTATATTTTGGCAAAATAGCTTTTATTTGATTTACAATATCCTTTGTTTTCATTTCATCTCACTTTGAATATTATTAATTATATTTCTCCTGCTTTGTAAAATTGCTTTTCTCAAATAATTTCTTCTACCAATTCTACTTGAACCATTTCTACCAGCATTTCCGCCTAATTCTAAAATTGCTGCATAAGGAGTATCTGCACTTATTCTAAGTTGCAAAGATCCTAAAACTGTAAAATTTAAGCTTTTTCTTAAAGCTCCAGTTAAAACTGCTGGGCTTTGACCAACTGCTGAGGCTCTATGAAGTCTACCTTTTTTTAATATACCACCTGATTTACTCCTATAAACTTTATAGAGTCTACCAGTTTTTGCAGAGTTCATTTGCTGTTTTACTAAACCATCATTTGTAGAGCCTTTTCTACCTATTATATCAATACCACTTCTATAAAATCCTTTTCTAACCGCATTACGAGTAATTCCTTTTGTTCTTATTACAAGATTAAGCATTGTTCTATCTGATTTAATGCCTTTAATCTGCATCATACAAAATTGTTTTTAATAGTTCCATCGCCTCTACGAGTAGCTCTTATGCAAAGAAATTCATTTTTGCCATTTAAATTTTCAATATCAATAATCTTAAATTTTATAACATTACCTTTTTCTTCTTTTTGCAAAATTTTAGTAATATCAATATCATTTCTATATCTTATATAAAATTTATCTGTTATAACTTTAATAATATTAGTTGAGTCAAAAGCTTCTTCACCGTTGCTACTAACTTGCATTGCCCAAACTTTTACTAAATCACTTATATTTAAAGAGGCATCTGTACTACCATCATTAGAAGTTACTTTCCTACGCCGCTGAATAGTAATTCTTGTCTTTAAATCACCCGTGCAAATTGTATCAGCTTTTTGTTTTATTTTTGGTTTACAACTCACGCTATGGCAAATCTTTTAGTTATTATAATAAAAGGAGAATAAAGTTCTATTGCTTGTTTATTCACTCCATTTGCATTATCGCAATCTCCAGATTCTGATTTTAATAATTCAACATGTGATAGAATCGCTCTTTTGATAGTAGCGGGAACATCGCAAGCATCTTCCCCATATCCAGCAACAAAAGTTATTATTACTGATTGTAATCTGCGATCAGCAGTAGCCCAAAATTCTTCTTCTTTTAAATGTATTCTACTAAAATCTGTATTCTCTGTAATATAATATTTTGAAGCATCAAAAGTTGTTAAAACTCCGTTTAAATAATATTTAATTGATACTATTGATTGTAATTTAGTTCTTCTAATTTCAATACTTCGGCATGAATTAGAGGGGAAACAATTTAGAAATGATTTGTAAGTCTTATTAATAAAATCTCGTCCAGTAATTTTTTCACCAAATTCTGTTGCAACATCAATTAATGATAATAATTGAGCATCGCAACTGTCATCATCAATCCTACTATTTATCTTAACTTCCTCTAAACTTACAGGTCTTGATATTGAAGGATTTACAACAATATAATCTTTTGCTGTTAATTGTTCTGGTTTATAATATATCATATTAAGTTAATGTTTTTCTAAAACCCTCAAGCCAAGCAGTTGCCTTGAAAGGCACTTTTATATTACCATTATAAATATTAACTCTTATAATTAAACCTTCTGATACTAAAAACTTATCTTCTGAATTTATAGGTAAAATATGAGTTCCGTAAATTAAAACATTTCTACACAGTTTAGCAACTACGCCAACTTGTGGATGAACTAAAAAAACATCAAAATATGCACCAAAAGGGGCATTTTCAAAATTAATTCCGCCGTCCTTAATCCAAATATCTTCATTGAAGGTTAAATCCTTCGTAATTAATGTGTCGTTTTCTGTAAAGTTAAACTCTAATATATTGCCGTTATCGTCTATACTTGTAAAAAAAGTAGTTGTTCCAACTGGGCGAGCAGAAGTCATTACTTGACTTATTCCAGTAGAATCAGCAAAGGTAAGTTGCTTATTCCAAATATTTTTAAAGTTAGTTTCAAAATCTATTGCTTCATCACTTCCTATAATAATTTTACATTGAAAAAGTAAAAAACCATCTTGAGCTAAAATTACATAATAATCTATTCCATCAATAACTTCTTCATTTGATTGAGGGCTTAAATTTCTATTAATAACTTTATCTTTAAAAGGCTGCCAATCACATAATTTATTTATAGGGCTATATTTAATCATTATATTGTTCCAACAGTAATTTGAAGCTGCCTAACTGTTAAAGGGTTTGCAGCAGTTTGATTCTCAATAAAAAATTCTAAGTAGTCATTAGTAACTAAATTTATAAATCCATAAGCACCATAACCTACTCTACTTGTAGCTGATGTTGGAATTGACCCTTCTTGCTTAAATCCATTTCCTATATTTACTCCATTTTTATATAAATAACCTCCAAAATTCTGACTATTATTTGCAGATATAAGAGTAGCAGTAATATTGATCCCAACTACAGTTTCAGTACCAATATATCTAATTCTATTAGATATTGGCATGTCAAAATTTAATGCGTTCAAAACTAAAGGTGATGTTAATAAAGTTGTTGTTCCTAAAGCTTTAACTGGAGTATTAATAGCGGCAATAGTCGTAGTAACTGCGTTATCAATCATATAAATTTGAATTTTATTAGAAGCCATATTAACTATAGCATCAACATAACTTTTATTAACAAGGTCATTATTATTTGTAGGAGTTCCATTTATTCTAATATTACCATTTGCAACAAAATTTGTTGAATCTGATGTTAATGTTGCCTGATCTAAAACTAAAATTGCTGGCATATTATTCTATAATTAAAATTGTGTTATTTGGAATTGTTAGTGTAACTAAATTATTTATAATCATAGCACTATCAACATAATGGTTTCTATTAGCAGTCAAAGTCTTATTTGTTGTCAATGTATTCTCATGACTATACAAAAACCCCTTAGATTGTATAGGAATGTTGCCATCTTGTGTTATTGGGCTAATTATTATATTCCCTGTCATGATAATATCTTATTATTTATAGTGACATTATTACCAGTATAACTTAAAACTTCTGTTAAAGTTTCAATTAAAACACCAGTTCTATCATATTGTTTAGTAGTGATAATACTAACTCTGTTAGATAAATAACTATAATTTTCTTCTTGAACTTTTTGAACTAAAGTATTGTCTTTCCAAGTGATTACATCAGTTAAAAGATTTCCTGAATAAATATATTGAACATAAGAAGTTTCGGCACTTTCAAAAATTAAAGAAGGTTTTAATTGTTTTTTATTAACTAATTGGCTCATTAAGCTTCTAAAGTGTTATAATGTGCTATTACTGTATCAGTTGTTTCTAGATTATATTTACCATTAGTTGCGCTCCAAGTCAAAACTTTACCGACTCTTGTGAAACCTTCACTAGCACCCTCAGATTCTGCTTTACCATTAACATAAAGAGCAACAGAGTTAGCAATAGGTAAAAAAGCTAGATTTGCTAAAGTATTTAATGATGTAACATTTACTTTTTCATTTCTGATTGCTCTTCCAGATGTATTTGATGGATCTTCGCCAACAACTACGGTATTAATTCTAACTAGAGAATCAACTGGTAATTTATCAAAACTATAGCTATAATTAACATAAAAATCTATTGTTGTAGCAGGTAGTGAGTAAGCTGTTTCAATACCAGCAACTAATGAATAATAGGATAATGTATAAACGCCAGCAGCTTCCGTTAATCTAGCGTAAACTTCATTCCCAGCACCATCTTCAATAGCTGATTTATTAGTTGAATTTAAAACTAAAGCTTTATTATTTGCTCCAGTAGTAATGAAACCTAAAGCAGTTGAAGACCCAACTTGAACTGGCACATTATCAACTGATGCCGCCGCAGTGATTGCTGCTGTTACAACATCATCAACTCCAGCACCTGAAAAGCCACTTGATCCAATTTTTGCAAAAGTAAATTTGTTAATTTGTTTAGCTTGTAATAAAGTAGCCATATGATTATAATAATTATTTAGTTAATAATAAATTTCTAATGAATCCGTTGTTAGCAACGAATAGGGTAAAATAATAGTTAGTTGAGTTCCAATTATAGTGTAGTTATCAAATATTTTTAATTTTTGACCATTTACAAAAGTTCTTGATAATAAAATTTCATCTCCTGCTGGCATTTCTGTCAATGTAAAAACACTTTGATTATCTGCTGGAGTAAAAAAATTATATCTACTGCCAGCAGGAAATATCCTGTAAATTACACTACTTGTATTTATTTCAATTACTTGACTGCTTTCTTGAGTAACCTCAAAAACTTGCTGGTCAATTTCTATTTCTATTTCAGACATCTTTACTTAGTAACTGTTTCTAAAATTTGTATATTTCCTTCTAAAATTGTAGTTACTTGTCCAACATCAGTAGTCCATTTCAAATCATAAACTGCATTTGTATCAGTTAAATCTTTAGTAATATTTTTTGAGATTATCAAAAAAATATTGCCATTTATTGCGTCATCAATTTCAATTCCTATTCCAGAAATTCCAAGTGGTGATTCTAATGTCAAAATAGGATCTAAATTACTTTTACATTCCCTAATTTCCATTTTAAATGAGTAGCCACTCAAATTTAAAGGGTTACCTGTCTCTTTGTCTTTTAGCGTTAATTTCTGTCTAAAGTCATCACCGATTCTTATTGTATATGTATAGCTCGTTATTTTAGCCATTTTTTATGGTCTTAATACTAAAGTTATTACTGAATCAGTAGTTAATTGGGCTGTATTACCAATTATTTTAATAAATTGTACTGAGCTAAAATTATCTCTATCAAAAGCAAAATGTTTTGAAGTGGCAACTGTTAATTTTATTTCTTTTAAAAGAGCGGGATTAGAACTATCATTTGTATAATAATCTAAAAATATTCCATCCAAACTATTACCAACTTGAAACCTTAAAGATGTTGCTGTTAAATTAGCATCAGTTCTTATCCCAACAATATTGCAACCCATCGTATCAAAAGAGCTTACCACTATATTATCGTTATAAGTAGTTGAAGTAGTTTGACCAACTAACATTTTTACACTTCTTGTAAAATCTCTACTTGATTGAAATTGTGTTGATTTACTCATTATTTATTTGTCTTTTTGTTTAATTTCTTGTCAAACATTTTATTTTCTGGAGCTTCTTGAATTGTTTTTTCTACAAACTTTTCAATAAGTTTAGCATCTCCAGATTTAATTAAACTATTAGCTAAATCATCATCCAAATCTGTTGCTTGGTCTTTTTCTAAAACTAAAACTGCTCTGCAATTTTTAGCTACTGTAACTCGGTTTAAAATTAGAACATCCATAAAATATATCTTTTCAAATTTAATAGAGGGCTGAATTTTAAACAGCCCTCCAAATAACTTAGACAGTTATTGCTGCAGGCATAATTTCTGGCATTTTAGATACAATACAACCTAAAGTAGCGCCAGTTGTTACAACTGTTGATACGATTGTCGCTCTTACAAAAGCTTTCGGTCCAACGTAACCAATCTTTTTAATTTTATTGGCAGCAGTGATTTGAGCTTGTAATTCAGGCGCAACAGTAGAAGTTGGATCTTGACCTCTTAACTGAGAATCTGGAACTGCTACAGCATCAGAAAGATCTGAAGCATCACCATGTTCAATTAGAATGTTATAAGTTCCGTCAGTTCTAGCACCTGAGAAAAAGCTAAAATTAATGCCATGATCAAAATCAGCGGCAGCAATAATATTTCCAACTGTTGAAGTGTTAGTAATAATAGCTTGAATATTTACAGCTATTTCTTGTTTTAAATTTGTAGTAATTTCTAAAGTAGGCATTTTTAAATTTTATTAATTTTAATATCAAAGGGGAGTGCTTAACCTCCCCAAATTACTAAGCAGATAATTTATAATTCTTGATAGCTTCAAAATTTTTAACGCCACCACCAACTCTTTTAGTTGTGTAGAATTTAACATAAGGTTTGCTTGTGTAAGGGTCACGGAGAACTCTCAAACCAAATCTATCAACAATTATATATCCAGCATTAAAATCACCGTAAGATAAAGATAAAGCGCCAGTTACAGGAGAACCTGAAACAACAGAAGCTTGCATATCATCAGCAAAAACGAATGGTTTTCCTAATAGAGTCAAGGTATCGCCATTTTTGAAAGATCTAGGATCTAGCAAATAGTTTCCTTGGCCATCTTTTAACAAAATAATTCTACCCCAATCATCTCTTTTACCCATAAATACTGCTTTTGCTTGGTATCTGCCTTTCAATGAGTTTTGAAGAGTTTTGATAGTATCAGCAACATAAGCGCCGTTAGTTCCTGATTTAATTTGCTCAAGTTTACCTCTTTCGTAAGAACCATTTGCAGCCCAAGCCTCATAAGATAAGAAGCCTTTAGGTTTGCCTGCACCGTTGCCACTAACAAAAGCTGTGTTCTCAGTTCTAGTAACAATATCATTAGTTTTTCCTGATAAATAGCTTTCAATGTTAATTGAGGAATCATCAAGCATTTTTTGAGTAACCAATGGTTGAGCATATTGTTCGTGAGTTGCGAATACTAATTTGCCAAATTGTGGCGTGCCAGTATCTTTTCTTTCTTCTCTTTCAGAAACCCACCCGCCTGATTCTGACTCATCATCATCAATAACTTCTTCATAAGATTCTGCAATAGTTGTAATAACTGTAGCAACTGATCTCATCGGAGAAGTCTCAAATTCTCTGATATTTTGAACATTAGGATTTTTTTCTGGGAAAACTAAGTAACCACCGTCAGGATTGCTATCAACTGATAAAACTTTAATTAAAACTTCTCTACTTTCTACTGACGCGTGTTCAGCAAAAGAATCAACGATTGTACTATGATATTCATTAATTAAAGCTTCATCAATAGTTTTTCCAGCTTTTCTAGCGTAGTTAGCAAACTCGCTTTTAAATTTATAAACTACAGAATTTTCCTTTTTAGAAGAATTATTACCTAAACCTGTTCTTTTTATTTCAGCTTCAATAGATTTAATTGAATCTTCTAAAGCTTTTTTATCTGAATCAGTCTTGATTTTTTCATCTTGCTTTTCTTGTGCAAGAGAAGTGATTTGATCTGTTAATTGTTTAATAGCTAAATCTTTTTCAGCTTCTTTCTTACCAATTTCGTCTTGACGAGCCTGAACTTTGGCTGTCATATCCAATATTTGATCTAATTTTTGGTCTAACATTTTATTATTTGTTTAAATTATTAATGATTATATCTATTTTTTGATTCATTTGATCCTCAAAAAATTTATTTAGTTTAGTTTCAACAGCATCACACTGTTTATCCTCAGCAGCATCGCATTGCTTAGAAAATTCTTTTATTTTTGAAATAAGGGTTTTTGCCCCTGTTTGAGACATTCCGCCATCTTTCAAAAATGTTTCAATTTGTTTAATGTTTGTAATTTCTGAATCTTTAAATGATTTAAAAGAATTTATTTTAGCTTTTGGATTCATAGCCTTAGTAACTAATGAAAACTCAAATAATTTTAGCTTTGTTATTACTCTGACATTCTTGCCTTCAATTCCTTTAATTTCAAAATCCTCAACAAAAAATCCGATAGACATTTCTGCTACTGACCCAATCTTGACTTGAGGCATTACGCGACCTTTTACAAAATCATCAGCTTTTGGAAGTTTAGCACGAATATAAAGTCCGTAATCGTCTTCTCTAATAATTTCGGGAATGCCGATAGGCTCGCTCATCTTGTGTTGCCACAAAACTTTAACATCAGAATTTTCAATTAATGATTGTGTAAATGCTCCTTTTTGTATTATATCATCTCCAAGATCAATATTGCCAAAAGTTGAAGCATACCCCTCAAATATGAAATAATCTGGGTCTTCATTGTTTATTTGCTTGACCTGAATCGGTAGAAATTGTGTATGTTGCATTATTAGACATTAATAATTGATTATGTCAAAATTACACAATTTAAAAAAAATCATTGCAAGTGAAAAAAAAATCAAATATTTATGATTTTAATAAATCAATTACAGTAATGATTTAGATACTATCCAATAATATTAAATATCTGCTTAATGAATTTTACAGGCTCATATAATTTTTTAAAAAAAACACTCATCAAATTTGATTTATACAAAAAAAATCCAAACATTATTACTAAATATTACGGGTATCAAGATTACAGCTTAGTAAGAAATGGCAGAAGGGGTATTAATCAAAGGTTTTGGCAATTATTGCATTTGGATTTAACAATCCTAAATATAGTTAATCCTAAAATGAAATATTCTAGTTTAGAAAAATTAAAAAAAGATTTTGATGCTAAATAAATACTATTCACCAGAAGACTTAAACACTAAATTTGAATCAGATTATAATTTTTTAGTTTTTGTTTTAAAAAAATATAAAATAGCTGATGGTTGCGTTAAGAAGTTTGCTAGCAATTTTTATTGTTTACAAGATGTCAGACCAATTTTTACTTGGAGAAAAAAAAATAAGGTTCCAGCCAAATTATGGAATTTTTTACATAAAGAATTAATTTTAGCCAGACTGACTGGAAAAATTAAAGAAGATGAAATAATGAGTTTTGAAGATTTACAAAAACAGTTTGATTACTTAGGTTATAAAGTAGAATACATAAAAGGCTCAATAAAAATTGAATACAGCCAAAAAGAAAAAGAATATCAAAAAAAATATTATATCAAAAAAAGGCTCAATAAAAATTGAATACAGCCAAAAAGAAAAAGAATATCAAAAAAAATATTATATCAAATCACGAAAGGTATAATTAATTTAAAATTATGCGATCAACTAAACTTCTTCTTAAATATTAATCAAATTATAAAATAAAATGAGCCAAATCAGACCTTTATACGACAAAGTTTTAGTGGAAAGAGTTCAAGCTGAAACTAAAACTACGGGTGGAATTATTATTCCAGATTCTTCACAAGAAAAACCAACTGAAGGCATAATTATCGCCGTTGGAAAAGGAACCAGAGATGATTCTGGTAAAATCGTTCCTTTAGATGTTAGAGTTGGTGATAAAGTTCTTTTTGAAAAATGGGGCGCCACTGAAGTTAAAGTTGCTAATAAAGAATTATTGATTTTACAAGAATCAAAAATTTTAGCCGTTATCGAATAATATTAACTTAAATTATAAATAAATTATGACTGCAAAAGAAATCGCAATGTCCCATTAATAGGTTATTATAATTAAATAATCAATTGGTTCTAAAACTGGTGATTTTAAAAATTTATTTCATTGCATAGTCAAATTCTTGTTTTGTATTTTCTACCCTAGCAACTAGTTCTTTAATATTTTCTGCCATTTATTTGCCATATTCAAATTGAATTCTGGCTCTAATAACTGGAACAGATACCATAAAAAGAGTTGCTAATTCCTCCAAAGAAGCAATTTTGTAATACTTGTCTAGCATAAATTTTGGAACCAAAAGATGAGCAGCAAAAGCATTTGCTTCCTTTTCTTTTGAATCGTTGGAATCATTAATAGAATTTCTTAATAAAACTTTGTATTCAGATGAATTTAACCATTCCTCGTGCATTATTTTATGACCAAGCTCGTGAGCAATAGTAAATGTTTGTCTCTGCGGATATTCTTTTTCGTTAACATAAATTTCGTTTTTCTCTCCATAGAAAAAACCGGAAATTTTATCATCATCACCAGTAAAATTTGCAAAAAATACTCTAATCCCCAAATCTTTGCATATCTTTACTGGATCTACTGATGGAGAAGTGTAGCCAAACTTATCAAGTAACTTCAAGGCTTCTTGCTGGGCTTTTTTAAAATCAGGAGCTTCATTCATAATTTTATTTGTTATTTAGATTTCTCGGTTTTTGAAATTTTTTTGGTTATTTTCTTTAGTTTTTCGTCAAAGTTTTTTTCGTTTTCATCGCAGTTTAGCTCTCTGGCTACTTGTTTGAATAAATCTTTTTGGGGTTGTTTGCTATTCTTTTTAATCATATTGTTTTTCCATTTATAGCAAAACTATATTGTTCGACTCTTGGTTTCTAAATTTTTAAACCATGACCAGCAATATTTTCAGTTAAAGGGAGTAATCCTAATGATTCTTTGCTATTATTTTTATCAAAAGTATGAAAACAATCTACCTTGTTAAGAATTGCGGTAGCTAAGTGTATAGCATCTGGAACACTCAAAGTTTTGGGTGAGATTAATTTACCATCTGCATCTAATTCTGCTGGGCAATTTCTATAATGATCCCTTAAAGTTCTAGCTAATTGAGCAATTTTAATATCAACAGATATTCTTTGAATATTTTTCCTTTTTAATAAATCATCAAATATTTGTAGAACACCAACACCTACATTACAGGCTCCAACTTCTGTTTGCGTTATTGTTGAAGTTATAATAGTTACATCCCTTTTCTTTAATCTATCTATTACATCTCTTACACCAGCCATGTCATTTGGATCTTTACGATCCTCGTTTTTGATCCAAGAAATAAAAATGCAAGAATCCCAATAAAATATTTTTTTAGTGCCAGTCATCTCTTAAATTCGCAATAAATTGTTCTGAATATAAATCACCTGTTGCATTTGGGGCGATTCCTAATAAATCATTCCAATCTGGCAAGTCATTTTCCAAAGGATAAACTTCTATTTGTTTAACATTAATTAAATGTGGAAAATTCTGATTATTTGTATAAATAGCTTGTCCACTTATACATACTTTTCTGCCAATACCATCTATTGCATTATCAGATAATTCTTGTGAAAAATTACATCTTATTTTTTCTGGTAATCCATAAGGATAAATATAAAAACAGTTTATTCCATTGTGTAAGTTTATTTGCTCTAATTCTCCTTCGTAAGAACTAAAACAATCATCATTTCCTTTTAGAAAATTATCAATATTCTTGCTAAAATCTTCATCAAAAATTATGGTTTCATCATCTGAAAAACTAATAGTAGTTTCATATCTATCATTCTTTCTAAAAGAAAATTTAGCCAGTTTTTTATATTCCTGCAATATATCATAATCTAAATTACTTGTAGATATATTGTTGGATCTAATTGCCCTCAGATCACTTGCAATCTTTGTTAAAAGAATTTCTTGATTACTATCCCATTCAATAGCTATTTCACCACTAAAAGGACTATTTGGGGTTTCAACCATAGCTTTTCTAACCCTCATTTGCATTGACCAAGCCGTGTCTTTATTGACATCTAAATCTCTTGCTAATTGACGGCTAGAAATTCCTTTTTTGGCATTTAAAATTAAACAAATAGCCAAGAACCATTTTTGAAGGGGGAGGCATGTATCGTGAAAAATTGTGCCGATTGTGACGCGGTAAGAAGTTTTACAATTGTGGCAATAATGTCTAAATTCTGATGGGTAGGAATGATGTTTTTTAGATTTGCAGTAAGGGCAAGTTGGCTCTCCTTTCCACTTGAGATTTTCTAGGTAATCAATACACTCTTTTTGGGTAGGAAATTGTTTAAATATTTCTACTAAATTCATAAAATAGCTGGCGATAATCGGTTTTGCAAAACTTGATTATTAACAACCAACTATTTTATGAAGTCAAAAGAAAAGTATAACCTATTAATGGGACATTGCGAAAGAAATTATATAAGTAATAATAATGAATTGAAGAGCTACAAAATTTCTAAGATAGAATACTAGTTTTTATAACAAATCTACTATTACATCTACACCTCGCAATATTACCAATTGAAGCTCTTGAACCGTCTCTGGGATATTTTAAACGCTCTCCGCTCACAATATAATCTTCATTTATACCAACAGTCTGCCCATCTGGAGCTACATGATTAAAATTTTCAACTCTTGTTTTGCCATCTAAAATAGAATCCCAAATTTTTAGAATATAAATTTCTTTATTTTGATTGGTAATAAGAGCGGCTTGATCTATTAAACTTGCCTCAGTCTGTCTTGCCCAACTTTCCGCTAAACCTACATTTTGACTACTAATTAATTCGCTTCTTGAATGTGCTTTTGCTAGAATGTTAATTCTTATGTTTTCGCCAATAATTTTAGCTTTATTATCATTTGAAATTAAGATTTGATTTCTAACTTTCTCAATTTCTCTTGCGATTGCCGCTTGTTGTTGCACAGAGGCAGAGGGTATTTTATTTTGAAGACTTGCAATTAAACTTTGATTTTCTTGTAGTGATTGATAAAAATCAACATCCGCTTTAATCAAAGCATTATCAATCATTTTTTGATTTGTAGAAGTAACAAAAGCATTTTGAACCTCACTTTCATTAGCAATAAACAGAGTCGCGGCTAAAAGAAAAGAGCTGTTAATTTCATCAAGTTTTGGCTCTAATTCGTCATCTTGAATTGTAATATCTGTTTTTAACTGTAAATCTAAAAAGCTTTTATGATAATTTGCATTAAAAAAAAGATTATACTTTTTCTCAGCTTCTTTTCGCAAATTAAAACCAAAATATTTTATTGATTTACGCATTGCATCCCTAATTTCTTTTAAAAATTCAGGAGCGTAATTATTAGCGATTAACTCAGAATTTAATGATTGTGTTGCAAGATATAAGTTTTGACAGTCAATAGCTAAATTCTTAAAAATAGCTTCAAATTTTGGTGCGATAGTAGCTTCAATTCTCTTTTTCTCAATATCTAATTCTTGAGAAGACTTTTGATTGTTTAAAACCATTTTTTGATTGATTCACTAATTACCTCATCTTTATAACCGCCATCTTTCATGTTTTTGATAAAACGCGCTTTTGCGTCTAAAGATTCTCTATCATTATTGATAATACTATCTGTACCACTAGCAATCAAGTTTTGAGGTTGATAAATTATTTCTCCACCTTGTGTGTTGGGATAGCCCATGATATTTCTGATTTCGTCTCTACTGAATGCTGCCATTTTTGACATATCAGTTGCATATTTAACGCGACGAACATTAAGAGTTTCAATTTCTGCGGGGTCAAAAGTTATTTCTAAATTTTCATCGTATCTATACATTATAGCATCAGTCAAGAATTTATCAATTGTTTTTCTAAGCGGTATAACTGCATTATCGTATAAATCTAACTTAGAAATTTCTTTATTGTTATAAGTTGAAGCATCATTTGTCGCGTAACTCATCGGAACTTTTAAAGCTTTATAAACTGATAATTCTGTTTGATTCTTAAGAGTTGCAAAATCCATATCTTTTATTGACTCACTCATTTGTTGCCAGTGAAAGTCACCATCTAATATTGCTGTTTTTCCTGCATTTCCTGCGCCGCTAAAAGTTTCTCTGATCATATCTTTTGCTTTATCAACAAAGTCTTCATCAAAAATATTGTTGCCTTTGTATGTTAAAAGACCGCTTGGTCTTGCTTGATTCTGCAAAAGAGAATTATTATGAATTGAAGCTAAAAGATACTGGCTTATTTCAATTTCGCATGCTGATAAATCGCTAACTCCCAAAAGATTTGAATTAGAATAATTAGGATTAAAATTGATTAATTGATTAATTTCATTTTTATTTTCTGAATAAAATCTGTATCTTCTCAAGTCTTTGTAATCTTTGCCTCTTTTGTAAGTTAAAGAAGAATAAGTTGAATTATATCTGTACTCACCAGCGTAACCGTCTGTGTAATCTGATTGAATAGTTATATCTTGAGGTCTTAAAACATTAAGCTCCACTATTCGCTTTTCATTACCGATTTGGTTAATATATGAATTTCCTGTTAAAATATAATAAGTTGCGAGCTGTCTATAAAACAACTCTTGACTTGTAAAAGGATTTGGTCTTGATAAGAGCAGCAAAATACCAGTGCTATCTTTACTTATGTCAGTAAAATCACCAGTTTTTTTATTTCTTAAAATTGGTTTAATTGATACTAGATTATCAACAATTAAGCGAATAGCAGTAAAAACAGGCGAAGATTCAAGATAATACTTTAAATAATTATATTGCTGATCTGATTTTAAAAAAGAATTATTTAAAGATGTGTATGCTGACTGATTAGTGAAATTATAAGATTTTTTTGATTCTAATTGTAAATCTTTTTTAACTATTAAATCAAACATCTATTTTTTGAGAATTATTAATGAAGCAGCGCATGTTATGATAACGCTAATTGAATGTTTAGCTACTAGAAATAAGGAGCTGGCAAAACTTAATTTTATTAAATTAAACAAAATTAAAAATAGCAAAAAACATTCTAAAAAAAATTTAATAATTAATCTATAATCTAGTGATCTAAATTTAATTTTTTTCATAATTTAGTTTTTTAATTAAATAAAAAATTTTTAGGTTTTTATTGCAAGTGAAAAAAGAATCAAATAATTGCATAATGAAACTTTTTTTTAGGAATTATATAAGTGCTTAAAGCATAACGCAAAGCATCAATCCCGTCATCTTTGATCCCTATACTATCGCCGTTTGATTTTATTCTTTGCTTTTTATCGTCAATTAAAGGCAATGGGTCTTTAGTTTCTTTGTCTATTTTATAAGAATAATTTTCAAATTCTTGTAAAATTCTTGGGCAGCGGGAGTGAATTATTATTTTATTAAAGCTTTTAATATATTCAATACCATCTTCAATACTTCCGCTCCATTTTTTAGCTGCTCTTATTTTATAACCTTGACGAGCTACATTTGATATTGTTTCTGGTCTTGAGCTATCTGATTCAATTACCCATTTTCTAGATTCGGGTATTTTATCAAACAAAACTTTTCCTAGATGATCAATTTCAACTTCTTTTTTATAAGCTTCATAATCAATCCATAAACATTTGTCTTTTATAAAGCAGCGTATTAAAACTGTTGGATCATTTGCAAAGCCCCAATCCGCACCAAAGAAAAAGCGGCTCTGGTAAAGTTCACTAATTTCTGGGGTTGTAAATGTTCGTGATTCAAATTTTCCGCTAAAAACAATTTCATCAGCATTGCCGACAGGCTTTCCGAGATATTGATGTGCATAGCGTTCATAATTTCCAGATTCCATTTCTGCAACTATTGCTCTTGTTTTTTTAGATACCCAACTTTGTGGAATATCTAAATATGTTGAATGGTGGACAAGCCTTTCATTCTGCTCAATTTCACTAAATTTATTAATCCAATGTTTCGGATTTTTTGGAGGATTAAAAGTAATAAATTCAATACATTTTCTACCGCGCAACACTGATTCTGCAACGCTTGTGATTTCATCGTCACCGTCATATTCTTCACCTTCTTCAAACCATAAATATTTAAAATAACCCGATTCAACTCTAATTGATTTAATTTTTGTCGGATCGTCAAGCCCTTTGAGTAGTATTTTTTGACCCGTGGGTAAATATGTAATTTCAGAGGGAGATTGAATAGAATGAAAGTTTTCAGTTTCCCCAAGTTTATTAATTGCCCATTTTAGCGTTCCGTGGATTGAGTCTCTAATTGAATTGCCAGTCTTACGAAAACAAACTGCGTTAGCTTCGGAATCATTTATTATACCAAGAATTATTTCAATAGCTACAAAGCTTGATTTTGTTGAACCCCTGCCGCCTTTGAGTAAAAAATGACTGTGGGTTTGATTTCTGATAGCTTTGTGAACTGGATAAAAATGTGGTGCGATTAAATCACTTGTTTTAATCACAATTAATTTAAAAATGCAATTTCTTCAAAACCTTTCAAAGATTCTTTTTGTAATCTTTTTTGAAACTCTTGAGCTAATAATCTTTTAAATTTTTTCTTTTTAAAATAGTGATTGACAACCTGTGGCGTTTTATTTATTAAGCGACCAATTTTAGCTTTTGTGATATTTCTATCTTTCATGAAATTCTTGAGTGTATCTAATTCAGCCTCATTTAAATATTCTGTCATTTTATTAGAAATAATTTAGTAAAAAAATAAATGATAATTAATTTTTTATAAATAATCAAGTATTTCGTATATTTTATAAAATTATGTCAAAATAAAACAATTGTTTAAAATAAATTAAATAACTTCTTTACTATTAGTTATATATCCTTTAAAATATATTTAATAACAATCTTTAATAACAATTTTAACAATCTTAAATAAAAAATAATATGAAGCAAAAACAATTATCAAAAGATAGAGCTGCTTATTTCGCGGCATATCGCAAAACAGAAAAAAACCAAAATTACCAGAAGGAGCAATATCAAAAAAGAAAAAAAATGACTAAAAAAGAAAAAATCGTTTTTGCTTTGGATCAACTAGAAATTATTAGGACTCATATTGATTTGGCTGGAAAGCCAGAAATTGAAGAGATGTTTTACAATTTAGTAATAAAATTAAACGATAAATAATTGTATATTTTATAAAAATAATTGTATACTTTATAAAAAATAGGTTATATTATATTTTTAATAAAAATTACAAAAGCACTACAATATTAATTTAATATAGAAAATATGGAATATTTTATTTATGTAAATAACAAATTTATTGATCGTATTAGAAGAAGTTGAAGGAAAAATAAAAAAAATTAACGGAAACGATTTTTTGGTAGTAAAAGATCTTTATAGTTACACAGCTTATTTGCCAGCTATTTCTGGAAAAAATAAATATGCCCACTCGATTTCAATAGACTTTTCATCAAAAAAATTAAAAGACTTGCCAGAGGCAATTACTAAAGCAATAAAATCTCTTGTAAAAAACTATGGTTTTAAAGATGGATTCTGTGAATCTTCTTTTTATGAATACGTAGAAAAACAAGCGTTCAGAACAGAGCAAGCAGGGAAACGCTAACTGTTTAATATTGTTGAAAAAATCATATCTAAGATTATTTAATATCGTCGTAAATAATCTTAGTTTTTATTTCTTCGCCATCTTTTCCAGTTAATTCGGATCTCAAACTAAATTCGTCTTTTCCCTTCCTTTCTGCGTACCATTTTGCAGTTGAAACATCGCCTTCATTCAAGGCTTTATTGATTACAAGTATTGATTTTATTAGCGGCTTTTTTTGAAGTGACTTGCAATAGTCTAAAAAGCCCGCTTCCTTTTCGCAATAGGTATAATATGTCTGTTTTGATACGTCTGCCCAAATGCAAGCATTATCTACACTAAACCCCTGTGCAAAGCCCTCTTTTAGTTTCTTGACAGTTTCTGACGTCATTACTGTCGGTCTCCCGTTGGGATTTGGTTCTTTTAGTTTCTTTTTAGCCATTGTTTGTGATTTATATTTGTTTTAAATAAATTGTCTCCGCACGGTGTACTATTAGCATTTTACCCTTTATTTAAGCGGATGGCCATATAAGCTTCTTTATATCCAGCTCCGTTCTATATTTATTATAAAATGTATTTTTCCAAAATAACAATGTATCTTCATCAACAAGATCACTAATTGCAGCTTGTAGCAATAAAAAATTATCGTAATTAGACCCAGCTAAAGATGAACAGCCACGAATTTGAATATATTTTAATAAAACTAAAGAAATTAATTCATAAGTGCTATATTTTGGTTCAAGAATATCATTTATTTTAAGATTTGATTTTTTATTTAAAAAAACAAAATAATTATCTTCAAAAACAAATCCTTTTAAAATATTTTCCCAAAATTCTTTTTTTTCTAGCGCATAATAAGCTGGACAATCTACCATTTTTTAATAATTAATAATTAATAATGTTATATCTTCTTTATTCATAATAAACCTTTTAGTAATTTTCTTTTTTCCCCTTCTAAAAAAGCGCGCCCTATTTTATTTTCCATCCAAAGCCTCCAGATAAGTCTCCAGCAAATATTCTGCTTCCAAAAGCTTTTCTTTGTCAATCTTACGAATTTTAATGATTTGCTTAATAGTTGCAACATCAAATCCAACCGCCTTAGCTTCTGCGTAAATTTCCGCCATCCTTTCGGTTAGTTCTTTTTTTTCCGCTTCGTTAGCTTCAATTGATTCAATATACCTTCTTAATTGTTCAGCCGTTTCTTTGTTTGTTATGTCTGTAATGCTATTATTCATTTATGTTATTAAATTTTATTTGTTAATTTGTACAATTTGAGCTTCACCAGAAGTCCAGACGTTCATTTGAACAGTTAAATCAATTGCTTCTTTAGGCGATTTGCTTAAATACATTGCCATATAAGCTTCTTTATATCCAGCTCCGTCAGTTGCATAGTCATCTTCTAAAATTTCTTGAATACCTGCATCTTGAAAGTGAAATAACTTTTTGTCAAAAACAAAAAAATAATTATTTTGTAAATCTCCGCGTTCTGACAAACACTGTTCTCTTAACCATTTGCCAAAATCAATAAAAAATCTTTGGATCCCTAAAATGTTAGCAGATTCTGGCTTTCTTATTAAGCAAAATATTCCAAAATTAATTTGTTCTGCATAACGCCCGCAAGATGAAAAAGTTATGTCATTCACTGTAAGAATTTTATATTGCATTTTGTGATTGCTGCAATGAATTTGACTGCTAAATCTAAAAAGCCCAGTGTCTGCTGCTAAGATTATCTTATCCTTTGTATTTTGTGCTATTAATACTGTCATTATTTATTTTAAAATTATTAATAAAATGTTTTTTCCCCGATTACTCTGCCAAATTGCCTTATAACAATTTTTCCACCATAAAATTTAACAGTAATCGCCCTAATTTTTAAAGAAAATTTAGTCGGCTGCCCCCAAATTTTGGGAAAAGGTTTTATTTTCAAAATTTCATAAAACCATTTTTCCCTTTCTTTTTCTATTAGCTTATCGCAAGCTTTATTTAATTCTTCAAGAGTTACTCTACCAGAGTTATCTACTCTTAGTCTTTTTTTCGCTTTTTCAAAATTAATTACATTGTTCATATAAATTTAGATATTATTGCCATTACTGTTATCGCTAACATTGACCGCTGTAAAATGTAATTAGCATTCTTGTACAATTCTTTATTTTCAGACTCAAGCTCTTTGTCCAAGAAAGACGCTAGCAAAATTAAAGAAATAATAGCAATAATTACCCAAATTCCAAATACTATATTAAATATCATAAATTATTTCATTAATTCAATATTATCACGCTTGATAGCTTTAATTACTCCGCCGTGCAATCTTTCAATCACTTCAATTACAAAAACTTGTTCAGCATCATTTAATATTATTTGCATTCCTTGCCCTTCTTGAGTCATCGCATAAATTGTAAAAGCTTTAAATTTGCCTTTCTTTATTTCTTTTAATTTCATAATTCCGCCAGCATTTTATTAGTAAAAATTAGAAATCGCCTTACCAAGAAAAGTTATTGACATCTAGATAAACTTGAGAATGTCTTCTTAAACAGCTTTCTCCCTTCTTATTTGCTGGTGAAATTTCTTTGTGAGTCGCTCTAATAAAAGCTCTCCACTGAAAATGTTTTAACATAGTTCCTCTATGTTCAGAGGTTTGAAAAAATTTAATCCATTTTTCTGGCTCAATAAACCATCTTTTATCACCATCTCTAAACTCAGTCAAGGGATGACCACTGACCCATAGATACATAGGTTTGTCAGGTTTTATTAAATCAAAATCTTGTTTATTATTCACTCTTGGAATATTATCATAATGCCAATTGGGAATGCATGGAAATTGAGATGGCATCAACATATGAATTTTAATATCCCAGATAAAGTCATTAGTATTTTCTGGAAAAGAATTTAATAATTCCTCCAAATCTGGCATATATTTTACAACATCATCATAATTAGCTTGATGAACTCCGCAATGTTGTTTTGACCAATCTATTTTTTCTTTACCCATCGTTTTTACCTGATTTTTTTATAATAAATATCCAAACTTTTTACTGTTTCAATTTTGCAAGCTTTTGCTTTATTTCTAGTTTTTGTATTTCTCGCAAATCTTTTTCTACCTGAGTTTTATCTTCAAAAAACAGAGCGTCTCTTCCCGTTAGCCATGTTTTAATCATTTACTACAAATGTTTTTTAATAAAACCTTCAACTAAATCCCTCAAAATAGAAGAAGTAGTTTTTTTATTTCCAATCTTATTTTTATTAGAATTAGCAACAGCTTCTTTAAATTTATCAGCTAAATCTTGCGATACTTGTACTGTAAGAGTTGTATTAATGTCGTTTGTCATTTTTGTAAAAGATAAATTAATATTCAAAATTATGTTAGTTCTTGTAAAATAAAAGTCAATAAATATTATTAAATATTACTAATTAATTAATTGTCTCAAAATGAATTGTTAATAAATAATTATTAAATATTAATAATTACTATTTGACACTTCAATTCATTAATGTTATTCTAATCTCATCGGAAACGAGCAATAATAATAACTCAAATAAAAAAAATATTATGAAACTAGATGAAATACTTGATCATTTAAATTACTTTACATTATCTATGCCTGTAGATGTTGAGGGATTAGCTAGAGCACTCGCTTTGAAAGTAGAAAGACAAAATTTACCAGATGAGGTTTGTGGCATGATAAAGAAAACAGAGAAAGGATATGTTATAGTTGTGAATCAAAATGATATAATAACAAAGCAAAGGTTCACAATATCCCGAGAACTAGGACATTATTTATATCATAGAGATAAAATAGAGGATTACATTAACACCACAATTAATGAAAAAGATGAACAGCAAGCTAATAATTTTGCAGCCAACTTATTAATGCCATCTTCTTTAATCAAAAAGATTATTAAAAATAAGTTATCAAATGAAGTTAACCCTGCTCAGCTTGCAAAAGAACTAAATGTATCAATTCCTGCAATTAATATAAGACTTAATAATTTAGGTTTGCTTTAGTTTTTAGAAAATTAATAACTCAAATAAAAACAAATATGAATATAGATTTCAAAAAAATGTTTTCTCAAGCTATAGAACAAATTGAGAAAGCACAGCAAATTTTAGACGGTCTAGTCGAAATAAGAGAAAAAGTTAAAAAGAATTTATATGGATCAACTCTTTATGATCAAGATGAAGGAGAAAAATTAATGGAAATCCTTAATGAATTAGAGTATTACGAACAAAATTATCAAATGCTAATGAGGTATTCAATATTAGTATCATACGATGTTATTTTAGGGATTGCAAAAGAAAAATGTACTGCTGAAGACTTAAGAAAATTTATGTTTGGTGGCAATTCAATAGAAGAAATTAACAAAATACCAACAAAAGATTTAGTAAATTTTTAAAATTAAAAACAATTAATAATAACTCAAATAAAAAAATATTATGGAAAATCAATTATTAATTAAAATTTTGACAGACGAGATTATTAAAGATTTTATTAAAGAATGTTTTGTAGAGTTCAAAAAAGATTCTTATTTTTTGACAAACGAAATTAAAACAAAAGAAGCTTTTGCTAATGCTTATGAAGAGCTGATAAAAAGCAGAAATGTTTTTTTGGAAAAGTTCAACAGTGATATTGATATTGATGAATATGATACATTCTGGCAAGAATACGAATCATTGTTTGATAATTTTTGTAAAAAATACGGAATAACAGAGGTCAGAATGCTAAAAAAAGATTTCTTAAATTGGAATCAGAGCGCAGAATTAAAGCATAAAGAGAATTATCTAAACGCGAATTTTATGTCATTAACAACGTGGCGCAACCCTTTTTACGGTTCAAAACTAATGGTAGAAGAAGAGTTTGAAAGATTAATTTTAACTAAGAAAATTTAATTAGAAATTTATGACAAATTTAACAAAAAAAACAAAGGCAGATATTAAAGCGTGTTTTGAATATCACTTGGACAAAGAGCTGGAGTCTTGCACTTCTTGCGATGATTACGCAGATTACGGTGACACAGAAGCTATTTGTAGCTCAAGTTATAAACAGTTAGATGTTGATGACGCAAAAGATATAGTAATTTGCAACTTTGAAGATGACTTTGAAAGATTTAATAATAGTTGGATCAATATAGATGCTGCTAATTACGAGCAGAAAAAAGAATTGGTTCTTGATTTCGTGAGAACTTTATAATTGTCTCAAAATAAAACATGTGAATAATTATAATGATATTATGTTGATATTATCATTATAACATAATATTATAAGAATATCGGAAACGATTTAATAATAATCCCAAAAATAATTATGAAAAAAAATAAATACATCCAGCTCGCAATTGACGCCCTTTCTTTAAAGAAATTTGAGGAAAAAATTGAAGAGCATAACAAAAACATTTCTCAAAAAGTTACAAAATCAAGTTTAATTAGAAATTTTATTGATAAATTTATAAAAGAAAATGAGTAAAGAGGAAATTATAAACCAGCTTTTGAAAATTAACACTGGCAACGCTCCAGCAACTAATCAACTGGATCTTATTTTATTATTAGCAACTTTTGAATAACATGAAAATAATAAACACACAACAAGAACTAGAAGCATTAATTGATGGTAATAACAACATTATTATTGACGATGATTTAAAGATAGATTGTAACATTAAAATTAAAGCTAATATTGAAGCGCGGAATATTGAAGCGCGGAATATTAAAGCGCGGAATATTAAAGCATGGAATATTGATGCGCGGAATATTGAAGCATGGAATATTAAAGCATGGAATATTGAAGCGCGGAATATTAAAGCATGGAATATTGATGCAAGGGATATTAAAGCATGGAATATTGATGCGCGGAATATTGATGCGCGGAATATTAAAGCATGGAATATTGATGCGCGGAATATTGAAGCATGGAATATTGAAGCATGGGATATTGATGCATGGGATATTGATGCATGGGATATTGATGCAAGGGATATTAAAGCATGGAATATTGATGCAAGGGATATTTTATACTATGCTGTATGTTTCGCTTATAAATCAATTATTTACAAATCAATAAAAGGTAGACGTGACAATTCTAAACATTTTGTTTTGGATGGAATAATAACACAGACTAATAACGATTTATGAAAATAAAAATTTGGGATATTTTAGAAATTATTGTGCTTACTTTTTTTATAGCAAGCGCATTTTATTTATTAATCAGATAAAATTTATATGAAAGCTTCAACAGCAGTTAAATCATTAAGAATCTTTATAAAATCCAACAATTATTTTAAAGATTATGTCATTAATAAACTTAATTTATCGCAAAAATCAAAAATTATAAAAAAATTTATTACAACTAAAGACAATTCTGAGGTTTATATTGCCTCGGCTTTAATTGATAGCGTTCCAGATTATAATTTCTACAAATTATCAGAAAAAATTGGGGAGCTACAAGAAATAGAGTGTTTAGTTAATTTATTTGAATCGCTACCCGATAATATTAAAACAAAAATTAAAGCAAAAATATGCAAGAATTAATGACAAAAAAAACAATTAAACTAACACCAGAGCCGTTAACTTATAAAGATTTGTATCTGATAGCACAAATGGAGGGAGACTTTGAGGAAAATTTTAAACTAGCTCAAGAAACTAGGGCTAATCATTTTGTCTTGGAGGGATAACATGCAAAGAGAAATAAAATTTAGGGCTTGGAATATATATTGCAACGAGTTTCATAACGAAGAAAAGTATACTCCCTCGATTGATATTATTCTTATAGACCAAAATGGCGGGATAAGATACTTTTATGATGATAAAAACGGCTCTGGTTTATCTGAAGTAGATAAAGGGCAATATGTTATTCAGCAATGCACAAGCGTAAAAGACAAGAATGGCTTGAATTATATTTATGAGGGGGATATTATTACAGATGGATTTGGAAACGATTTTGAGATAATTTTTAAAAATGGATGTTTTGGTTTTGAAGTTGAGTCAATTTTTGATGATGTAATCAATTTTGTTAATTTTGCTAAGCTTGTTGCTATTGGCAACAAAGAGGGTTCTATAAATTACGAAATAATTGGAAATATTTTTGAAAACCCAAATTTATTAAAATAATGAGCGGCAAAGATTTTAACCAAACTAAAAACAACAAGCATTATTGCATCAGTAGATCTTACAATGAAGAGGTCTACAAATGCAACTACAATTTACCTTATCCCTTATATTGCTACAGTTGCCAAAAAAAATCAGACAACGAAACAAAGGCAACAAAACCCAAAGATCACAAACACACAAAATACGATAAAAGCTTATAACTTTATCTAAACTTTAGTTAAACTTTAGTTAAACTTTATGCCACCGAGAACCCGCCGAAAACTCCTATTTTTACCCTTCTTTTGGAGATGGAATAGATTGAATTAAACGAAAAAGTGTTTCTGTATCAGCGCAATCTGTTGAATACATTTTTCCGTCTTTAGGTGAAGCCATTTTCAGTTTCACGATTTTATCGTGTAACTCAGAAAAGCCTTCTTTATCAAGCTTCCTCTTTAAATCTGTCCAATATGTTTCTGGTCTAGATGTTTCTGCAACAGCTTCAACAATATCTACCACGGAAAACCACCAAGCATTTTCACGACGCCAAGAAATTAATAGTGTATCAAAATCAAACAACTAAGTGTATTATTTTAGATAAGATTTAGGTAAATATTTGATAGTAATTTATAGATAATTTATGCTGGTCCCAAGGGGAAAGTCCTCGAAACCTTTCCCTGCCTTGTTTCGAGAATATAATATTAAATATTAAGGTCATCATGCCACAAAAATCATTCATATTACATCAAGACAGCTTAGTTATTTTAGAAAAAATGACTGACGAACAAGCTGGAAAATTCATTAAAATTCTTTATTATTTTAAAAAAACTGGAGAACTTCAAGAGTTAGATTTTGCGATGGAGATGGCAACAACTCCGTTTTTAAATCAATTTAAAAGAGACGGAATAAAATATAATAATGTCTGCGAAGCTAGAAAATTAGCGGGTTCAAAGGGTGGTAAGCAAAAGGTAGCAAATGCTAGCAAATGCAAGCAAAAGGTAGCAAACTTAGCAGAGAATGATAATGATAATGATAATGATAGTGATAATAAGAATAAGAAAGAAAAACCTAAAGGTTTTAGAAAACCTACTTTTGAAGAAATAAAAAATTATTGCGAAGAAAGAAAAAATGGCGTTGATCCAAAAAAATTCTTTGATTACTACGAAACTGGAAATTGGAAAGATGCTAAGAATAATCAAGTAAAAAATTGGAAACAAAAACTAATAACTTGGGAAAATAAAATAATAGACAATCCAAATACCCCAAAACAGAACACAAATCAACCATTATGCGATTTTGTGAATAAAATAGCTAAGAGTACATTGATAACAAAGATTATCGTCTCTGGCTCAAATAAGGCAGCTTTATATTTTGACAAAAAAGAGGATTATTACGCATTAAAAGATTTATCTCAAATCTCCAGAGATGAAATAAAACAAAAAATATCTTCGGAACTAGGAACTAATGATCTTGAATTTAAATATTAAATTTATGGAAAAATATACAAATTTAGAAGCAGAACAAATAATTTTAGGCACGATCATAATGAATAACGCATACGCTAGTTCAATAGCTGATCTGCTTAGAGAAGAGCATTTTTATTTTGTTCAAAATAAAGTTGTTTGGAGAAGGCTTATTGAAGTTGCAATTGGTGGAGTTTCAAATGAAGTTACTCTAAAACAATTTTTTGAAAATAACGAAATAATATCTGAATCGGGCGGAGTTTTATATCTTTCAACTTTAATATCAAAAGCAACTGGAGTTATAGACATTAGGGACTACGCTTATCATATGATTGAGCTTTGGCAAAAAAGAGAATTGCATATTTTACTAACAAATTCTTTGGAAGCTTTGAATGATAAAGAATTTGATAATATTGCCGCTAATCTTGAGAATGAATTAGCTGGTTTAGCTATTCAAGAACCGAAGAAAAAGACCCAACATATCAAAGAATTATTAGATGAATTAGAAACGGATTTAGCGACTGGTTTATCTGAAAAATTTACGCCAACAGGATTTTCTAAATTAGATAATATTTTGAATGGCGGTATTCATAATCAACAACTAGTAATAATTGGAGCTAGACCCTCCGTAGGCAAGACCTCAGTAGCTCAAAACATAATCTTAAACGCAAGCAAAAGAGGTAAAAAATGTCTATTTATTTCACTAGAAGTTGATAAAAGAAATGTGATTTTGAAATTCTTATCGAATCTTAGCAGTGTTGAAGCTTGGAAAATTGGAAGAAATATTTTGCGGCAAGACGAGCTTCAAGATGTTCAAAGAGCTAAAAAAGAATTAGCAGCAATGCAAATTTTTACAAATGATAGCTCTTATTTAAGAATTAGTCAAATTGCTAGAATTATAAAGAATCAAATTGAAAAACAGCCAGTTGATCTAGTTATTGTTGATTATGTGCAAATAATCAAGGGCGATGACACTAAGTGGAAAAATGAGGCTTCAATAATTAAAGAAAATACTACTATGCTCAAAGCTCTAGCAAAGCAATATGATGTTGGAATTTTAGCTCTAGCACAAATCAATCGTAAAGCAGTTGAAGGAAGCAATCAAGAACCAACAATTAATGATTTTAAAAGCTCTGGCGGAATTGAAGAGGATGCAGATGTTGCAATAATTTTACATCGTGATCGTTGTGAAGACAAGACTGAAAGTTATTTTTCAGAAAGTGGAAAACTTATTGTTGCAAAAAATAGGCACGGCAGAACTGGTGAAGTAGGTATTGAATTTAACGGCAAGCACGGTCGTTTTACTGAAATTGATGGCTTATAAATGGAATCAATAAAAGATATTTTAGCGAAAGTTTTGAAAGAAATTAACGATAAAAGAAATTAACTTTATTAACTTAAATTAAACAAAAAATGACAATACCATTCAAAGTAAAATTACTGACTAAAACAGCAAAAGCACCAGAGAAGGCAAATGAAGGCGATTTATATGATCTATTTGCTGATGGTTTTTGTGATAAATTTTTAGAAGATTGTGAAGAGCAAGGAGAAGCTAAAATATATGAAAGCATTCACGGAGGCGTCACTGGAGAATTATCAGAGTATTGTGATCAATTTGAATGTTTGGAAATAAATCATAGTTTTATTTACACTAATTTTGTAGATCAAAAAATTTGTGATGTTGAGTTATATCCGCAGGGCAGAATACTTATTAAAACAGGTATAAGTTTAGAGTTGCCAGTCCAACATAAAACTAAATATGGCGATATTTGGACATATGCCCAAAACAAAGTTGATGAAGACGAATATTTATTAGCTTACGCAGTGGCAGATTTACGCCCACGCTCTGGCTTAGCTTTAAAACATGGCATCACGGTATTAAATGCTCCCGCAACTATCGATAATTCTTATCGTAAAGAAATAGGAGTTATTTTATACAACGCAGGACACGAGACTTATACTATTAAGAAAGGTGACAAAATAGCTCAAATGTTAATACGCCCTCTTTATCCTTCCAAAATGGAAATTGTAGAAAAAATTAAAGACACTGCAAGAGGCGGCTATGGTTCAACTGGTAAATAAAAATTTAAAAAATATGAAAATTAATAAAAACATAAAAGCACTTTTTACATTATCAAAATTTTTAGCAAATTATTGTTGGTTGTATTTCTTATTTCTAGCAATAGCAGCCCTATTTCCGCTTAATAATTACATAAATTCAGCAACTCAGGCAACTTTATTAATTCTGTGTATTCCGCTCCTAATTTTGAAAGATTTTCTAACTGCTAGAGAAGTTAGAAAAATGGCAATGGATGAAAAAGCTAGGTTTCTTAAAAATAACATAACTTTTCCAAATGAAATTTATATTGGAGAATGGAAATTTAAGTTTAATAAAGTTTTATCAACAATCTACAAAGAAAAAAAGGATTGGCGCGCAACTTTAAATTATGATTTAGTAGTTAATCAAGATAACTATTTAATTATAAATTATTTTAGAGAAGAACTAGGGATAGTAATTCAAGTAAAATTTAAAAGAGATGAATCAGTATCTTAGCATACACACAAAAGAGATAGTTCAAGCTTTTGAATTAACCAAAGGCGATATTGAAGCTATCGCAACAGCTGGCGGTAAGTGTGCGGCGGTAGAAGGGGATTATATGATAGTCAGGGGTAACAATAACAAAGAAATTTCAAAAAGGGTTTTTGAGTTATTTTTTATAAAAATTAAATAAAAACAATGAAAATAAAAACTTTAATAAAACAATATTTTTGCAAGCATATCTGGATTACAATTCACTATATTGAAGAAGCGATTCGAGACGAACATGGATTTTTGCGTGCAGGCGAATTGCATATTGATCAATGCTATAAATGTCAACTTTTGAAGAGAATTAAATAAATAAAAACAATTATGGAAAACGAAATAAAACTAAAATTAACCAAAGCTTTAGAAGCAGTAGCTCACAGAATTGAGTTAAAAACTATTACTCATGAGCAAAATTTAAGCTCTTTTATTTTAGATATTGAGCATATTATCAATCCAAAAGTTAGTGAAGGGAGAAAAAATGACTAAAATACAAATACAAGCGCTAGCATTACTTGAACTAGTACATACCACAGAAAAAAAATATACGGAATTAAACGATAAGATCAGAGAATTACAAGGTGATTTTCCAACTCACATTAAAGCATTTGATGATGAGTGTTTGATTAGAACTGTTGAATTAATTGATGAAATTATCGGCGATAGTTTAGCGAGTTATTTTATGTGGGAATGCAGTCAAAACGGTTCAATTACAGATCAGAATTTAGAATTTCCAATTAAAAGTGTGGATGATATCAAAAAATATATGGAGTGGAGAGATGGCAACTAAAGATTTTACAAAATTTAAGAAATATCAAGCAAAAACAATTACTGAATTAAAATTAATAATTCAAAATTTAGAAAATAAAAACAAGGAATTTCAAGATCGTTTAAAAATTTGTGCGAAAAGCACTGGCGTTTCTCAAAAGAAAATTGAAGCGGTTAAATTAGATATTGATGTGAAAATTGGATTATTCGAGCAAAAGCTTTTAGCTAGAATGTACCACAAAAATTTAGTAAAAATGTTAAAGCAAATTAGAAATTTAGTATGAATTTTGATTTATTTGGCAAGCCAATAATCCCGAAGCTGGACATTATACACATTCCTTATCGAGGCTCTAAAAATTCAATTGCCCTTGATTTATTTGCCAAGATGCTGGAAATCAAGCCTAAAGCAAAGTATTTTTATGATTTATGCGGTGGAGGTGGGGCGATGTCTTTTACTGCTATGCAGTTGGGCTTGCAGGTTTTTTACAACGAAAAAAATACCCACCTCGTCAACTTCATTGAGTGGATATTTGGGCGGATTAGGTCTGGAGAAAGGAGTAAATTTGGGATTTTTCCAGAGGAATTTTACACTTTTATTGATCGGGCGAGGTTTAAAGAATTGGTGAATGAGGATAGTCATTTAGGGCAATTTGCGAGAATTTGCTATTCGTTCGGAAATGATAGCAGATCATATTTATTCGGTGAAATTGAGGAATTAAAGCACTTGGGACATGACATAGTTGTTTTTCAATGTAAAGATAGCTTGAAGAAATTTAACGAAAAAACTAACTCAAATTTTGTGTTGAGTGATGCACCAACTTGGAACGCCCGCAGGTTAGATTTTATGGGTCAGTTCTCAAGAGAAAGAAGAGATGTAAAAGAAGAGCAGTTGCAGCGGTTGGAGCGGTTGCAGCAGTTGGAGCGGTTGCAGCAGTTGGAGCGGTTGCAGCAGTTGCAGCGGTTGGAGCGGTTGCAGCAGTTGCTGCGGTTGGAGCAGTTGGAGCAGTTGGAGCGGTTGGAGCGGTTGCGGCAGTTGCGGCAGTTGCAGCTAATCAAATTTAGCAACTTAGACTATTCGGAAGTAATAATCAACACGCCAGAAGAAGAGA